ATGATGATGGCCTGAACATTCAAATGATAATGAGCATAAACCCCGTTTACATTTCGTGAGCTGATTGCCAAATTGCTACTTGCAACCGTTCCGATGTTTGCGCTGGCAGTGTTACTTGAATTGCTGTTGACGGTGACCGTTATATCTGTGCCGTCCCAACTCGCAAAAGATAAATGCTGCACGGATGTGTCTGCTGAAGCTGTCGCAAAAGCAGGAAATCCAACCGAACCGTCACCATACAATCTAGACTGCGTGTGGCTTGGCGAGCTGTGAGATAATTGTGCGGCGCTTGTAGAATGATAGGACGAATAAAGTTGAAAGGCGTTGGTTTTCGACTTTGCAATTGCGATTGACGTGTAAGCGGTTACAGATGAAAACGACACAGCCAAATTGATTAAAGAATCATTGATGCCGTCGAAACTAACCGCTGGCTTCTCGCTTCCCGCGCCTCCGTCCTCAATTATTCCGTCCGCGCTGTCGTAAATCTTCGGCTGATTTGCCGTTGTTCCCTGCGTCGCGTGATTCCCCTCGCCGCTTTGGTCGTACCACGTCACCACGAAGCCGTCGCCCGGGCTGCAAAAGCTCGCAATAGCGTCGCGGTCGAGGTCTTGGCCGTCAAACCCGATGTCCTGCTCGGCGTTGTCGCCTGAACGCCGAACGCGCATGCAGTCGCCCGTGTAATCGGGGACGAGGAGCGCAGGCGCGAACGCCCCGACGAGGTCGTCGGTGTGTCCGTCGAGTAAGGCAGCGGACGGCGTGACCTCCTCGCGCTTGCTCCATATCGTAATCGGCGCGCCGTTGGCGTTGAGGATGTCGTCAACCTCTGCGAGCAGGTCGGCGTACGTGGCGTTATCGTCGAGAACGACCTCGGTGTAACCGCTCGCGTTGATGGGTTCGAAGGCGCCCGATTTCCAAAAGATGGTACGCCGCACGACGTCGCCCTCGGTGCGCGGGGTGTCCCTGCCTTTGAGTTGGTAGTAGCCATCGCCGTTGGCTTGCGCGGTGTAGTAGTTCTCCACGGCTGCGGGGGCAATGCTCGACGCCGTGGCGGCGGCGTACGCCTCGGCGCGGAAGCGGTCGCGGTAGTGGTCGCCCGGGACGTAAAGCCGGATGAAGATGCGGCCGGTGTTTTGGTGGACGCGGGTCACCGATGCAATGGGCAGCGAGTTGGGCGTGGTGGTGAAATTGCCGCCGCCGCTTGCGTACAAAATGGAGTTCAGGGTGTAATCCGACGTGTCAATCATCCGCAGTTCTCCGTACGTCTGCGCGTGGCCGTCCGCGCCGCCTGCGAGCGGTTCGGACAGGACACCCACGATGTACGCCGACGGGCTTGCGTTGTCCCAGCGTTCGACGAGGATGCGGTCGCCCTGCGTGCCCGCAAACTGCACAATGGCGCCCTTGAAGAGTTGGAGCGATGGCGAGTTGTTGCGGATGGGGATGACGATGGCGCCGACGCCGCCGTTTATCCACTCGCCTGTGGCCTCGTCGTACACGAGTGCTTGACGATCAAGCGGGTCGTCGATTGTGACGTTTCCGACGTCGTTGAGTTCGTTGATGGCGCCTCCCGCGTCCACCCATTCGACCGCGTCCGTGGTGGCGTTCATCGCGAGCACCTGCCCCGTCGTGCCGTACGCGCTCGGGGTGTCTGCGAGGCGCAGGATGGTGAGCAGGTCGATGGGTTGGCCCGTGGCGATTTGCGCGAGGTCGCGGCTTATGCGTACTATGTATTTCGCGGTCATAGCATAGCGGCGGGGCGAGTCCATCACGTCGGTATCGGTAGTGTTGTACTGCACGCTGTCCACGTTCACGCCGTTGTACGTGCCGCGGATGCGGTCAATGGCCGCGCGGATGGCGCTCGCAAGGTCGGCGCAGGTGTCGTAAACGTCGGCGACCGCTGTGATGTCCACGGTAACCTCGTCCAACTTAGCGGGGCCGTCGTTGGTGTCGTCGGGGTCGACGCTGATGACCTCGTAGACGACGAAGGGGGTGGGGGCTTCCTGCTCCGCGAGTTCGGGGTAGATGCGTGTACCGCAGATGTCCGTGACGCTCGTGGCGTTGGAGAGGAGGTAATAGATGGCTTTTCCCGCGTTCATTTCTTGGCTCCTTTCATGATGACTTTCTTGTATTCCTTTTCGAGCATCTGCAGGGCGGGGGCTTGTGCGATTTTCTTGGCGCGTTTCATGGCGTCCTTGTTTTTGCCGGGGCCGTAGTTCTGCAGGCCGCTTTCCACCATGCCCGCGAACCAGCCGTCCTTTCGGTCGAGCTTGCCGGTAGCGCGGGGGCCTACCCATACGCCCGTTTCGCGGGGGATTTTCCACGCGATGATCGAGCGCTTGAGCGTGCCCGGTTCGATGTCGTAGTTGGGGCCGGGCTTGCCGCCGTCGCGACCGCTACGCCGCACCTTCACGACACCGTCGGCGTCGATGACCTCGTTGCGCATCGACTTCTGCACGATTTTGGCAACCTTGCGGTGGATTTTCAGCTGCTCCTTTTCGTCTTTCACCGCCTTCATCAGTTCGGCGAACTTGCGTTCGATGTTCTTGGTGTCGGCGCCGATGTTCACGAACCCGCCTTGTGCGACGTTCTTGACGCCGAGTTGGCCGAGGCCGCCCGAGCTGCGGGGGCCGCCTGTGGACATTTGCTTGCTAAGTCCCATTACGTGGTGGTTGTTTCGCAGACGATGACGAGTTCGGCGTTGCGGCCAAGCTCCTCGATGCCTTTGATGTCGTAGGTGCGGGTCGCGTAGGTGACGCGGTCGTCCGCCTTGATGCCGCGCGTGGTGGTGCTGCTCCTAACCTTGAAGTAAAGCGTTTGGCGGGCGATGTCCTGCGAGTTGTTGCCCACGCTTTCGCCGATGCCCGAGGACTTCATCAGCTCCGCCCACACGGTGGCGACCTCGGCCCACGTGGCTACGCGCTCGCCGTAGTCGTTGGTGGTGTACGTGGCGCGCTCGATCAAGATGCGGCGGTCGAGTTTGCCGATAATCATAACGCGCGGAATTGGCTAACCATGTGGTAGATACCCATCGGCTTCTCGATGAGCTTGGCAGGGGTTGCGGCCATGCGGTGCTCGTAGAGGTGGGCGGCGTAGTTCTTGACCGCGAGGAGAAGCAACTCGGGCACATTGTCGGTGGTGTAGCCGCCCGACATGACCACCTTTACGGGGTGGTAGCGGTCGGCGACGAGCGACGGGGCGCCCTGGAACCAAACGCGGGGCTGCGAACTTGCGACGTCCACGGTGTACTTCGAGGTGTCGAGGGTCGAGTAGTCGGTCGCGCCCGTGGCGATGATTTGCACGTTGGTCACGCTGTCGATTTGGCCTACCATCAGCCGCCCGTTGTAATAGCCGTCGAGGTACGCGGTGATTTCCTGCGTGCCGAAATAGACCGAGCAGTAGCTCTGCACCCATTCGAATGCGGCAGCGCGGACGGCGGCCACGATGGCGTCGTCGTCGTCGTGGTCGATTCGCAACCAGAGCTTGAGGTCGGCGGTGGAGATGAAGGTGGCGAAGTCGATGCCGCCTGCGTTTGAGATGATCATGCCCCGAATTTACGACACGCCGAAAAACAGAAAGGGCCGCCCGTAGGCAGCCCCTTCCGTGTCGGGTGGTCGTCCGATTACGTCAAGGCGTTGGCCTTGCAGATGGCGCCCGCTTGGCGGACTGCGAAGTCGTACCAGCGGGAGAGCACCAACTCAACCTGACCTTCGCGCGAGTAGGTGGCGCGGTTGATTTCGAGGTCGAGGCCGCCGAAGTACGCGAGGATGGTGGCTTGCGTGAAGTTACCAAACAGCATAACGCCCGCTTCGGTCGTGCCGTTGGCGAGCGTGCCATCGGCGAGGTGCGGGGTGGCAATTGCGCGGCGGTCGTTGAATTGTCCACCGTCCCACAGAGCGTTCACGCCCGTAACGCGCACTTCTTCTTGCGAGAGCTGCCAAGCGAGCGGGGACATGACGTACACGCCGTTGGTATGGTCGCCGCCTGCGCTCATGACGTTCTTGATCATGGCGTTGGCGATGGCTGCGCTCAGGGCGGTGTCGCCGCTCGTTACCTCGGTGATGGACGCGCCCGCGAACGTCGCGAGTCCGGTCTTGTCCATGTCAGCGATGAGGCCGCGGTTCAGTTCACCGAGGATGAAGTTCGCAACGCCGTCGCCACCTTGGAGCAACAGCTGCTTGCTGTACTTTGTGTAGTAGCCGGCCTTCTTGGCGGTCAGCGTCACCTCGTCGAGTTCCATGCCGGACGCAGCGACTGCGGTCACTTCACCGACTGCCGTGTCGAGCGTCGGGTTGACGGACGTGCGGGGGAGCTTCATGTTCTCCATGGCTCCGTCGATGATCGTGGCGCCGATTGATTCCAACACGCTCGGAGCCTGCAAGCCTTCAATGAACGCGGGAACCTGCGTACCGACGAAGCCGGAGCCGTCGCCCGTGGCGGTCGATTGGAAGTTGTCGGCAGCGCCTGCCCGGAAGTGGCCAGCGCGCAAAACCTTCATCGGGATGCTGATATCGCCGCTGAGTTCGACCTTCATCTCGTTGGCCTCGTTGCGGGCTTCCTGCTGGAACTCGGCTTCGATGCCTTCGAGCGGGCGGTCTGCGAGGCGCGTCTTAATTGCGTTCGCCATGCTGAACCGCTTGCTCATCGAGCTGATTTCGCGAGCCTCGGCGCGGCTGCTGCTCGTGCCGACTGCGGACGCGCGGGCCTGCATCTTATCCAACCGCTCCTGGTGTTGGATTTTTTCACTGAGGCGTTCAACCTCTTCAAACAAGAAGTCGGAGCGTTGCTGCTCGGCCTCGGTCATGGTGCGGCCTTCGGCCTCAGTGGACTTGACGAGAGCTTCGTACTCGTCGGTCAGTTTCGCGCGTTGCGCTTGGAGTTCTCGCAAGTTCATATTTGCGGTGGGTTTTGGGGTTTCGTTTTTTGTTGGGGGCAAATTACGCACTTCTGCGCTTTCGGCTTTTGGGGTCTCTTCGACCTGCTCAGGTTCAGCGGCTTTGGGTGTTCCGAACTTGGAGCGGGCCACGATTGAAGCGCCCTCGTATGCGGGATAGGTGACCGCTGCGATGTCGTACAGGTCGCGAACCTCGAGGATGGTGCGGGTTTGGGTTTCCTCGTTCCATTCCTCGCGGGCGACGGTGAACGCGAAGCTCATTTGGTCGATGTCGCCGCGTTGAATCATGGCGTACGTGTCGCGCCCGAGCTGCGTGTCTACGAGTGTAGACTCGTGCCGCAACCCTTGCTCGTCCACGCTGAGCGTAATCGTGCCGTTTTTTGTGCGGGCGAGCGGGACGCCTTCGTGGTTGATCAGGAACCGCACGTCGGGCGTGTCA